TATATAGGAGTCTAACCCATGGGTTCAGTTCAAATTAAGAGCGGTCAGCTATCCGATAATGCGGTCATTGCTGCCAAAATCGCATCAGATGCCGTCACATCAGTAAAAATCCTTGACGGAGCTATTACATCCGGCAAACTCGGATCCTCTGCCGTATTGACAGCAGCTCTCAATGATGCTGCCGTTACTGCTGCAAAACTCGCGAGTGACGCAGTAGAGACAGCAAAAATCGTAGACGATGCCGTCACCAGTGCCAAAATCCTTGACGGAGCCGTAGGCACTAGCAAACTCGCAGCAGCATCTGTCACCAATGCCAAAATCGGAACAGACGCAGTACAGTCCTCCAACATTTTGGACGCTGCTGTCATCACATCAAAACTCAGTGACGGAGCCGTCACTAGTGCAAAACTCGGAGCCTCTGCTGTTACTGCTGCAAAAATGGATCTGACAGGCACATTTGACTTCTCCTCCGGTACTTTGCAAGTCGGTACTCCGAGCAACTCTTCAGACGCTGCTAATAAAAGCTACGTCGACAGTGTTGCTGCAGGTCTCAGCATCAAAGAAAACGTGAGAGTCGCTGCTCCTGGAAACGTAGACATCAGCTCTGCTCCTGCCGCAATCGACGGAGTGACACTCTCTGCAGATGATCGCGTCCTTCTTTTCAACCAAACCGATAAAAAACAAAATGGTGTATACGAGTTCGCAGGCTCAGGATCCGCAATGTCCCGCACTGCTGACATGGATGCCTCTGCAGATTTCCCCGGTGCTTTTTTGTTCGCGCTCGAGGGTAATACCTACGACAATCAGGGATTTGTATGTATCAATGATGCTCCTCCTTCTCTCGGAGTCGATAATATTGAGTTTCAACGATTCTCAGGCCTCGGATCTGTTACTGCGTCCGGAGGATTGACAATCAGCGGAGACGACATCTCTATCGCAGACGGAGGAGTAGTTACAGCCAAACTCGCAGACGGAGCTGTCACTACAGCCAAACTCGCAGATGATGCTGTCACATCTACCAAAATCGCAAATGGATCTATCTCCAATGTAAAGATGGCAGATGACTCCGTAGGTGCTGACGAGCTCATTGATGGCTCCGTAGGATCTGCTGCTCTCGCATCTGACGCAGTATCTACTGTAAAAATCGCAGACTCTGCCGTCACTACTGCCAAAATCGCAGACGGAGCCGTCTCATCTGCAAAAATCGCAGCTACAGCAATCGACTCCTCCAAACTCGCAGACGATGCTGTCACCAATGCAAAACTGGCAGACAATGCCGTAGACACTGCCGAGCTCGTAGACGGAGCCGTAACTACTGCCAAAATCGCGACATCTGCAGTATCCTCTGACAAGATTGCCTCTGCTGCAGTTACATCTGTCAAGATTGCCTCCGGTGCCGTTGGTACTACTGCTCTCGCCGATGGTGGTGTGACTGCTGCAAAACTCGCCTCCTCCTCTGTGACTGCTGCAAAACTCGGCATCACTTTTGCTCAGGAAGGAGCTCAGATCTCCGGTAGCTCAACAACTACTATCGATCTTGCTCAGACTCTGCCAAGCAACAGTATCAACTCCGTACTTGTATTTAAAAACGGTCTCAATCTCCGCAATATGACAGCACTCGGAGACACTCCTGCAGACAATGACGAATACTCAGTATCTGCTAACGGAGGAGCTGCCGGTGTTGCTCGTCTGACATTCGGAGCCGCTTTGACAGATGCTGACGCATTGATCATTTGGTACTGGTACTAGTACTCTCTCGCTCTGTGCACTCAGCCCGATCGGACTCGCTCTGATCGGGCTTTTTTACGTCCTGATCTTCGTTCATCTCCTGACAGGCATGCAGAGCTCGCAGATACTCTCCCTTGCTCATTCCTCGTCTTTTTTTGGGTTCACAGACGAGCTTGCCATCAACCCAACGAGCAAAAATATCGATCATTGTTGCACTCCTGTTTTTTATGCTATAATAGGATAGAATATAGCAGGGTACGGTCGCTCCGGTAAAAGCTGAAGAGCCCATAAAGCAAAAAAACCTAACCCCTAACTATAGGAGCCTAAAATGGCTACATCTAATCCGATTACATTTGACAATGTATCCTCATCTGGCGGTCTTGTTGGCAATCTGAGACTCGCTGCAATGATCTCTCAAGAGATTAACCTCCTCCTCAAAGATAACGCTAACCTCCGCAATACTGCTCTTTTGAGCTATCAAGGCAGCATCAACGGCCTCGGCAGTGATACCGTACGCGTACGTCTTGCCGGCCTTGACGGATACGACAGCATGGCTGCAGCTACTTCCGAGATCTCCGATGAGTCTGCGAATGCTACTGCATTGACAGTACAGACTGCTGATCTTGTTGCTGCTCGTCAGTACATCATCTATCATATTGACGACCTTGCATCCATGACCGGATACGGCTCTATGGATATCGATCCATTCCGCATTGCTCAGAGCATTGCAGGATCTTATGAGACTCGTTTTGCCGAGCTCACAGGACTCGCAGCTGCAAACTTCTCCTCAACAGCAGGATCTAACTCTACATCTCTCAGCGTAGACGACTTTTTTGACGGTATTTTTGCTCTCGAGCAAGCTGCTTCCGGAGCTGGCGCTCCTGGACCTTATGCTGCAGTACTCGCTCCTAAAGCATTGACCGAGCTACAAGATTCTCTTCGTAATGAGACAGGTAATGCAGTGAGCCGTATGCAATCCTCTATGGACATGCTCGCAGCTAAGGGTGAAAACTACGCAGGCAATCTCTTCGGTGTAGATGTATATCGCTCAAAACACGTCAACGAAAACGGATCTGCAGGTTATGATAACTTCATGATCTCTCCGATGGCTCTCGGCTATGTGGACGGTATTCCTGCAGCTCTTCAAGGCTCTAAGGATTTCATGTCTATGGGCAAGATCGTCGTAGAATTTGACCGTAAGCCAATGAGTGCAAGCACCTACATTGTAGGCCATGCGTATCTTGGTCTTGGTGTTATCGAGGATGCTAGAGGCGTTAAGCTTCTCTCAGTTCGTTAGTAGATCGCTTTGTCAGGAGTCTGCAGGATCTATCATCTCTGTAGTCTCCGGATTTTGCGGTCTCCTGACTCTTTTTTTCAATAGGAGACTACATGACAGACTACAGCAAATTTGCACAGCCATGGGAACAAAAATCCGAAGTACAGACTCGGATTCCCAAGGCATCTAACGCAAGGTTTTTCTTTGCACACAATCCCGAAAACTGGGAGCTCAAAGTATTTGAGGGATACGCTATGACAGAGGACGGAAAAAAGAAGAAGACGAGCATCCCGATGCTCCTCCCTGTTTTGTCCTCAATCGGAGAGACTCCAGGAGTCAACGGCACAAGAGCCATCGGCAATCGTATCGACTCCTCAATCATGAGAACAAATCTCCAGGACAAAGGATGGACAATACTTGATCCTGCTCGTCATGATTATCTCAGAGTGTATCCTGCTCACAAAGGCAATTATCACACATCAAAATGGATCAAACTTGAGCAGATCGGCAGACGCATGATTGAGCACTTCGATCAGGAGTCATACGACGAATGGAGACGTGATCTCGTAGCATCCGGAGCTCTCAATCCTCCTCATCCTCAAATCGCGTCTCTGCGTCTGATCTCTATGAATAGAGCGATGAGCAGACTAGAGAGAGATCAGCATATACCAGAAGTAGCGACAAGACTCAAAACAAAACAAGAGGAGCTCAACCTGACAAAAAAGGCCATTGAGCGAGTCGACAAATTAGGAGGAGCTGCGTATGAGCTCAGATAACAAAAGAGCCGCGATTGACAGGATCGCTCAAAGAGTCGCTCAGCAATCCAACATCTCACACCAAAAAGCTCGCGATATGGTAGTCAAGCATATCGTAAGAGCAGAAAACAAAAAAAATCAATAGGAGTCAGTCATGGCATTCACAGACAAAGCAGAATTCAAAATCCCTCGTCACATTGTCCAAAAAGACGGACTCAACATTGAGACAATCACAGCAGACAAAAACTTGAGCTATAGTGATTCTCAGTATCAAGTAATCACAAATAACAAAGGTTCCTCAGCTACTATCAAAGTGCCTGCTGAAAAAAACGGAGCTTGGTTCTGGTTCAAGAATAGCGCGTCATCGGCTCATTCTTTTGTGATCCAAACTGACGGAGGCTCTCCAATCATCGGAGGAGCAGGACTTGCTGCAGGCAAAGCTGCTCTTGTAATGTGCGACGGCTCAAATTGGGCTGTAGTATTTCAGCAGGCATAATAGATGTCCTCATCTACTCCATACGCAGCACAAATCCGAGCTATTGAGCTACTCGAGAGAGGCCGGTCTCAGACTACTGAGATCAAAGTCTATCGGGATGGCTCTCAGCTCGTGCCAACGTCAGCGACGTATACGATCACCAAACCAACAGGAGCAGATCTCATCTCAGGAGCCTCTGCGACAATCGCGGTTAGTGGGACAGTATCATATACGCATACGGCAGAGCAACTCGCTGCGACTTTGGAGCTAGGTGAGGGATATGTCCAGGAGTGGACACTAGAGATCGACGGAGAAGAGTATCTATTCCGTAGGATGGCAGCTCTCGTCCGTCGCAGACTCTATCCTGTTGTCTCAGACATCGATTTGACAGCAACATACTCGGATCTTGAGAATCTCAGGCCGTCCTCATTGACTAGCTATCAGCAGTACATAGATGACGCATGGTTTCAACTCCTGAGACGCATACGCAATAGAGGGATGGGGTACGAGTATCTCATGATGACTCCTGAGAGCTTTTTTGAGTCTCATCGTCATCTCAGCCTCTATCTCATATTCCGAGATTTCCATAGCTCTCTCGGACAGAGCAACGGGAGATATTTGGATCTTGCGAATGAGCACTATCGTCTCTATCGTGATGAGTTCGACTCTCTAAATTTTGTGTATGATGAGGATCATAACGGAGAGCCAGACGATCCAAACAAAAGAACAAGGGGACAGCCGACTATTTTCCTCAATCGTCCAGGAGAATACTATTGGAGACGGAGATACTAATGAGCGTATCGGTCAAAGAGGTACAGAGAGCACTTGCGAACAAAATCGGAGCACTGACAGGATTCAACGAGGTCAGACAACTACCGGAGCTATTTGGACGCACACAAAACACGCTCGCTCATCTCGGATTTGCCGTAGAGGTATCCTCCTCACAGCAGGCAAACGAGAGACAAAGGAGAGCGGTCGGTCTTTACGTTGAGACTATGGTGCTCATCAAAATAGCATACAGACTCCGTCCTCATGATTTGATCCTGGACTATGGCAATGCACTCGACAAAGAACAGGAGGTCATCGAAGCTCTCATGAATCCCAATTTTGGGAAGGGTATCGAGATCCGATTTGAGAGAGCAACAAGACGGACTCCGGATTCTCAGGAGTATCTAATCTCAGAGATAGAGCTGTCAGCTCTGCATACAATACAACTAACCTAATAAGGAGCATTTATGGCCTATTCAACAATCCCAAAAACACGCAGAGACGGTGTCATCACATTAAAGGACGGCACAGGAACTCCTGTCACTCTCGCAGTCAGTTACGAGGAGGGCAATCTCAGCATTGACACTCCAAAAGCGGCTCAGACTGTGATCAGAGACAGAGGAGTTATCACAACAGTACGCAAAGGCGATGACGAGCCATCTGCAAGCGGCTCATTCGCGGCTTATTTCCGTCAGTTCACAGACGCGTCAGAAGCTGGCTCAATCCTGGACTTCATCAACAAGACCGGACAATATGCGAGTAACGTCAGCACAGGATCAACAGGCTCTCCATTTGTAGAGTTCTATTGCGTAGATCTTGAGTATACAGTAGACGCTACTGCTCTCGGAGACGCAGATACTCATACAGCTACTCTCAGTAAATGCGTCTGTGTTGCATCCTTCTCAGAGGGAGATCCTAGCTCATTTACAATTAACTTTACTTGTTATGGCGGTGTTGTTTATAGCTAGACAACCACAGGAGACTACAGATGCAAATAACTATTAAAAAGCTCGGAGGGGAGATTGAGATCTCCTCTCCTTCCCTGGCGACATGCTTTGAGTTCGTGAGTCTATGGAGTGCAGAGACGGACAATGCTCAGCTCGCTCGTCTATGTGCCGGATCTATCGGAGTCTGCATTGATCACACTGCCAAGCTGCCTAAATACCGACCTGTCAAGCATCGTGCTAGTGACTACGGTCATCTTTGCCTTGATCGTCTGCTCGAGATGGGAGTAACGGCATCGGCAATCTATGAGCAGGGAGTCAAGTGCCTGTCTTTTATGTCTCAGCGTATACCTACCGAGGCAGAGGTCGACGAAAGAGCAAATTTTTCCTCTTCTCCGGAGCCGGGCACTTAGATCGGCTCGCTCTCAAAATCTCTCGTCATTGGCATAAAGATCCAGGATGGTTTTTGACTCTCTCCTCCGAGCTGCAGACAGATTTGATTGCTGATTATATTTTGGATCAGGATACACAAAAGCAACGAGATGAGCGAAAAAAGCGGTATAATGTACAACAAGCGAGACGCATGAGAGAGAGGCTCAAAGATGGCTAAGGTCTTTTACAAACAGGGTAATGCAGCAGTATCTGTCTCTGACGAGCTAGAGAGACTCGTCAATCAGCTACTTGACGCAAATCCTATCATTAAAAAAACAATGCAAGACGAAATGGAGAAGATCTATCAGGAGGCCTATCGTCAATGGCCTGTCCGAGTCGAGCCTCCTCCGTCAGCGAGAAAAAAGATGATGCAAGAGATGACGAGACTCAAGGACTCAGGATCATCTCCTGCTCAGGCCTATGCAATAGCAAAAAGCATGCAAGACAGAGGCAAATTTAGCGCAGAGGATGCGAGTCAGGTAGAGATCTCAGACAAAAGCAAGGATTCCAAAAACAAACTTGAGAGAGGAGTCATGATTGACGGAGAGAATATAATTGCATTTATACGCAATACAGCTCCTTATGCCTGGGCAATCAAAACAGGACGGTATACTCTCAATAATCTCGCATACGGCACTCAGACGAGCAATGAGCTTTTATGGGTACCTGTGCGCAAGGCAGGCAACAAATTAGCTAATGCGATAGCGAGAGACATAATAAAACAAGGGAAAAAGAGGTAGTCATGGCAGAGGATGTCAATAAAAGCGTCGAGATAACTCTAAAAGCGAATCTCAAACAACTCCAGGACTCACTAAAAAAAATCCCTGGCATGACGAAGGAAGAGGCTCAGGCAATGACGAGAGCTCTTGCGTCAGAGTTCAACAAATCCGAAAAAGCTGCGAAAAAAGCAGCAGAGGAGAGCAAAAAAGCAGCAAAGGCCACAGCAGCAGCATACGAGGCGATGAGCAAAGACGCAGGAGACTCATTTGATAAGATGGCTCAGGAGGCATCATCATCGGCTCAGGAGATCAAGATCTCATTTGCAGACGCAGCAGGAGAGACAAATGCACTCTCTGACGGAGCGGAGACTCTCGGCACGAGTATGGGAGCCGCTACTCTCGCAGTCGACAAGCTCATCCCAGGACTAGATGACAGCGCAAAAAAAGCTCTTGAGATGGCCGACGGACTCGCAACGGCAGCAGAGCAGGCAATCAAAGGAGGACCAGTGACGATGGCTCTCACTGCTGCAGTCGTGGCAGGGACAGCAGCGTACAATCTGTATACGAGATCCTCACGTCTCGCAGCAGAGCAGCAAAGAGTCCTCGCAGCAGCTCAGGAGGCCGCGAATGATAAACTTGACGAGCAATTTGCTATCGTGCAGGCTGTCACCGGAGACTTTAAGGACGCAAATAGAGAGTATCAACTCCTGACAGGACAGATCACACAGCTCGAGTACGATCTCGCTCAGGCAAGAGACATCTCAACAGCCAAAACAAAATCAGAGCTAGCAACTCAGCAAAAAAGGATCCAAGAGCAAGAGAGACTTCTCATCATACTAGACAAGGCGATCAAGAGCACAGGAGCGATCTCAGCAGAGGAGACAGAGCTGCTCAATCAGGCAATGGCACTCAGTGATCAAAAACTAATACAGCAAGGTCTCAATCAGAGTGCAGTCAATGCAGACATTGCTCTCGTAGGATTTAGAGGAGAGCTACTCAAGAGGATCCAAAAAGAGCGAGACTTCTCAAATGCAATCGTACAAAACAGGGAAAAAGTTTTAGAAGCAGAGCAAGCTGTCATCAGGACAAAAGCGGAGATCGCAGACGAAACAGCAGAGGAGGAGAGGCGTCAGCAACGGATCGCAGAGGCACAACAGAGGAGACTAGAGGCAGAGCAACGTCAGCAGCAGATCCAGTCCGTAGGACAAGCTCTCGCAGATCAAAGAATTGCATCGGAGGACAGAGCTCGTCAAATCTTTATTGACTCGCTAGATCCACAGCAGCAAATCATAGAGCAGACAAATGAGCGAGTGAGACAAAATGATCTCCTTCAGGAGTCGATACGGCAGCAAATAGAATCTGCTGAGTCTATGGCTAAAACGGAAGCGGACAGACAGACTGCTGCTCAGGTGAGAGCCGAGGGAGAGAGAGCAATTGCGGCTCTCGTAGAGGAGAGACAAGTCATCGAAGAGCAGGGAGAGATCAAGCTCCAAGAGCTCAGAGACGCAAATAGCGACAAGACAAAACAGAACATAGTAGACGAGAATGAGCTACGCAAAAAGGCGATTGCAGAACAAATAGAGCATCTCAATCTCTCTCAGCAGGCTACTATCGGCACATTCCGAAATATGACAGACGCAATCGGAGCGATCACAAAAGCAACAGGGCAAGAGAATGCAGGACTTGTCAGAGCTCTTTTTGAGATGAACAAAATCGCATCTCTCGGAGAAGTAGCTTTTAACACAGCAAAGGCGATTACTGCTGCTCAGATCTATCCTCCTCCTCTTAATGGTATCATGATAGCCTCCGCGATTGCTGCCGGAGCCGCACAGACTGCAGTCGTAATGTCTCAGCAAGCTCCTAAATTTCATATGGGCGGTATGACTCCCGATGAGAGCATTGCGGTAGTCAAATCAGGAGAGGCAGTGCTAGACAGAGCAACGGTCAACAGACTCGGAGGAGAGCCGGGAGTCAATCGTCTTCAAAATGGCGGATCCTCAGCTCCTCAGGTTATAGTTACAAATCCCTATAAACATTTTGATCGGTACATGACAGACAGGCAGAGAGCCGGACTGTCAATGAGATCAGCAAAACGAGGTTATTGATATGGGCTCAAATGTCACTCCGCAATATATGAGAGGCTTCCTTGTGCCTCTCGACGTAGGCACAAATAACGTATGGGATGCTCAGAGCACATTTTCAACGGCTCAGGAGAGAGCAGGAGATCCTGTCAGTCTGCAAAATACTCCGATGCAACTCATAGCCAAGGGACAGCAGGAGTCTCCGTCTGATCTGACGATTGAGACCAAAAAAGCAGGATTTGCAGGATATGGAGCAGGTTTTGTCTTTACGGACAATCAGACGAGCACGACATACGGACGCGATCCTCAAAATACTATATCCAGGTATCAAAATATAAAATTCAGCATAACATCCTCCAATCAATATAGGCACGTCACAGGACTAGATATGCAGGATGGCTCTCTCGTGGTGTCGTTTTATCATCTGCAGACTGTACTGAGGTCTGTCAAAGTCGGAGTATTGCTGCAGGATGACACATACACAGAGACAACAGTATACACAGAGGAGCCTTCGATCACAGCATACGATCTCCATAGTGCGACGTGTCGACTCCCTGACGGCAATGTGTTGCTCGTGCATATCGCAGGAGACAACGACTCAGTCAATCTCAAATCCTACGTCTCAGAGGATGGCTCCTCATGGGATCTCCGGAGTGCTCAGGCATTTGACGAGCAGATAGACATCGGCACTGCGACAGGCTCAGGAGCTGCATTTGAGAATCACAATATACAACGGCTCAGGATGGCTCAGGCAGGAGGCACAATCCTGCTCATGATTGAGACGATATACAATGATA